CGACGTCGTGACCGGCGTCGCAACGGCTCTGTGCCGGCGACATGCGGGAATCGCACCACGCGCTCAGGCGGGCTCAATCAGATCAGGACAGGAGCGGGGGCTAGGCCCCAAGGGTTGACCCACCAGCGGCGCGCTGTCACCGGGCCGTGCGCGCCCGCCCCCGCCCCTCCAGCTGAGGCAGATCTCATGAGACCTATCATCGGGTTGGCGGTCGCTGTCCTCGCAAGCTACGTGGGACTGATCGCCTGGTGGAGCCGACCCTGGCGACTGGACCGCGGCGCGCCCTACGGTCGCCTGCCGCGCTCCTGGCGGCCCTACGGGCGCCAGTCGCTGGACGAAGCGGGCCGATGACCCAACGGGCCTGCAATCACGGTGGGGCAGGGGCGTGAGCGACGGTGCCACGTCCCTAGAGCAAGTCCTCGCCGACTGGGCGGAGCGTATCGCCGTCCTGGTGGGCGCCCGGGCGATGGTGCCGCCCGAGACACTCGAGCACCTCCGTGCTGACGTGGCCCGGGCTGCCGAGCCCTACACGCGGCGGCTCTCCGAACGGGACGCCGAGATCTACAGCGGCCGCCGGGTGCGGTGGCTCCGCCGGATGTTTCCGGAATGGGAGGCGCAAGGCAACGCCGGCCGGGATGCCCAGGGCCGGCGTTGGTACCGGATGGCGGTGCTCCCGCGGGCCGTCCCGTTTGATGCACTCCGGCGAGATGCCAGCAAGACGGCCGCCGAGGACGCCGCATGACGAGGGTGATCCTCGCTCGGCACGGCGTGCGCGGGAACCGCCGTGTGCTGGTCTTCCGGGATCCGGAGCGCCAGCTCGTCACCGTGGAGCGCTACGTCGGAGGCCGCCCGCGGCGGAAGAGCTGGCCGCTCACCCGCGAGGGCGAGCGGGCGGCCAAGGCCTGGGCGAAGGCCTGGTACGAGGCGCCGGCCCGGATGGTCCGGGAGCGGACGGTCCGCGAGATCTGGGAGGCTTATCTGGGGTCTCCCCAGTACGCGAAGCTGCGACCGCGCACGAAGCTCCTCTATCGCCAGCGGTGGGACCGCTTCGAGCTCTTCGTGAAGCCCGACACGCCGGCGGACGCCATCACGCTCCACACGGTGGATCAGCTCTGGCACGAGCTCACGACGCTCGGGGTCGCGCCGAACCAGATCCGCCACATCGTCGCCGTGGCGAAGATCGTCTACCGGTGGGCCGAGAGCCGGGAGCTCATCACCCGGAACCGGGTGGGGCTCTGGCGCCTTCCCGAGGGGCGGGCGGCCCGACCGCTCGAGATCCCGGAATACACACCCGAGGAGTGCGAGCGGATCCTCGCGACGCTGCGGCCCCAGGACGGGCGCGAGTGGCGCTTCGCGGCGCTCTTCTTGTTCGCCGCGGAGCACGGGTTCCGCTCGAACGCGACCCTTCATCTCACCTGGCAGGACGTCGACCTGGTGAAGGGCACCGTCACCATGGTCGAGGACTGGGACGAGCAGGGGGAGCGGCACACTCGGCCGCTCACCTGGGGCGCGCTCTCGGCGCTCCTCACGGCCCGCTACTGGCGCGAGCGGCTAGGCTACCGGGGGCCCTGGGTGTTCTTCAGCGGCCAGCCTGCGCGACGGGATGAGCCCTGGAGCTATCAGGCGGCGAACCTAGCGCTCCGCCGGGCCGAGCGGGCGGCCGGCGTCCCGCACGTGAAGTACCGCGCCTTCCACGGCGTGCGCCGGACCGTCGCCGGCAACGTGCGCGCGGAGACGGGCGATCCGGTACTCGGGCTTTTCTGGGTGGGGGATCGGGACATGAAGCAGGCGACGAAGTACATCAAGCAGCGGCTCGCCGAGCTCCAGGCGATCGCGGACGCGCGGCCCGATGCGGGGCGGCCGGGCCAGTGCGGGGCCGACTGACGGGCCGCAGAGGCTCACGGAGCGGCGGGCTCATGCAGCAATCGTATCGCAGCCGTACCGGAATCATACGGCCGGCCGAGAGGGGGCGCGGAAGTGGTGCTGCTCTTGCTCTTGCGGAGAGCCACTGGTCGGATTTGAACCGACGACCGCTTGCTCCACACCCCCCCACCGGGGTGCCGGGCAAGCGCCTAAGTCGCCGGACGGCCTGCCGCTCGGGCGACCGCGATCTGGCCGATCGGCCGCCAATCCGACCGTCAATCGTACCCGAGCCGTATCCACGACGGCAAGCCCCGGGAGCGCACCGGGCCTCTGACGGGGCCCCCCTCCGCTGCACCCACGCGTTCTGCCGCGCCCCCCTGGTCGAGGAGATCGACCTCCTCGGGCGCGTCCGCTGGATCTGCCCCAGCTGCACGCTCTGGAGCCGAGGCCTCTGCGTGAGATGCCACCGCCCCCGGGAGCGCCGACGGGCCCGCCGCTGCGAGGCCTGCCGGCGGCGCCGCCTGTTGCGCGAGCTGCCCCTCCAGTACCGGAAGCGCCGCGGGAGGCCCCTGGTCGATCGGCTCACCCCGGACCAGAAGCGCCGTCGCATGGCCGGGCTCTGCATCGATTGCGGGAGCTCGGAGCGGCGCGGCCGGTCCTGGCGGTGCGAGCGCTGCAAGCGCCGGGCGCAGCTCGAGGCTGTGCGCCGCTACAACAGCCAGCACCGGCTCGAGCGGCTGGCGCGCGCCAAGGCGCGCTACAGGAACGATCCGGACCTCAGGCAGCGCCGGAACGAGTACAAGCGCGAGTGGCGCCGGAAGAACCGCCTCAAGGTGCTGCTCCAGAAGCGCCGCGCGCGCCTCGCCGGAAAGCCGAACGGGTACAGTAGCCGCGACAAATACGAGGCCTACCAGCGGGCCTACCGCGCCCGCCACGCAGAGCGTCGGAGGGCGCTCGCGCGGGCACGCTACTACGCGCAGCACCCCGTGCGGCCCGAGCCGCGCTGCCGCGTATGCAGCGCCTCGCTCGCCTATGAGGGCCAGGGCCGGCCGCCGGCCTACTGCACCACGCACAAGCCCTGGCGTCGGCGGACACGGGACTGCGGAGAGCCTGAGCAGATCAGCATCCGAGGGGCCGCCCGATGACGAGGCCCCGGCCCCGCCCGAAGAGGCGCCCCGGTTGGCTCAGGGGCCCCGACGAGGCCGAGCTCGCCCCGCGGGAGCCGGACCACGAGAACCGACCCGACGGGCCCTTGGGCCGTCTCTTCGCTCCCCTCGAGCCCCGCGAGCCTGAGGACATGAGATGACCTGGATCCGGTGGGAGACGCGCGCGCCCGACCACGAGCTGGTCGGAGCGCTGGCCGAGGCGCTCCGCGTGGAGCCGGCCCACGCGCTGGGCCTCTACGTGGCAGCGTGCTGCGGGTTCGGAGAGTACCGGCAGGACGGCGACGCCTCGCAGGTGACGGACACGACGCTCGAGCTCTGGGCGCTCTGGCGGGGCAAGCGCGGGGCATTCGCCCAGGTCTTTCGGGCCGTCTGCGTCGAGCGGCGCGAGGGCCAGCGGGATCCGGTCGGGGTCGTGCGCGGATGGTGGCGGCAGCGCGCTCTGCTTGAGAAGCAGCGGCGCGACGCCGCGCGGCCAGCCTCTGACCGGCGCGGGAGAGAGGGCGACTCCCGTGCTCACGACCCGCCAATCCCGCCGGCCTCCCGCCCGATACCCGCGCGGGAATCAGGAGGGAAAATGACTGGAGACGTTAACGGTAACGGAGAGAGAACTACTCACTCCCTGGCGGTCGTGAGTAGTTCTCCCCCGCAGCGCGGCGCGCGCGCAGTAGAACTCGCCCAGCACCTCGCCGACGGCGACCGTGAGGCCGTACTGGCGTTCCTCGGGCGGCTTCCCGATCCCGACGTAGAAGCCGCTCGCTGGCTCAACTACTTGGCCGGCCAGGACTTCCCCGCGGGCTACGCGCCGGCTCCGGGCCAGCTGGCGACTGCCTGCCGAGACTACACCGGCCCCTACAACCCCGCCCGATTCCGCGCCTTCGTCCTCCGGGTCGTGCGGGACCACCGACGCGAGCAGGACCGCCCCAGCACGCGCGCCTCGCCCGGGCGCACAGCCCGGGCGATCGCCCGGCTCCGCGGCGAGCTCGCGCCTGAGGAGGGGAGCTCATGATCCTCACCGGCATCACCCGCGCCGAACTGGAGCGCGAGTTCGCCCGGCTCTACCGGCACTACGGAGTGCCGGAGCGCCACGACGGCCAGGAGCGGCTCGTGATCGGGGACTACCTCGAGGCGCTGGGTCGGTTTCCGCCGGAGGCGGTGCGGGCGGCGGTCGATCGCTACATCCGGACCAGCGACCGCTGGTTTCCGAGCGTCGCGAAACTGGTCCAGCTGGTCCGGGACGAGTGCCCCCGGCCAGTCGAGGACGGTGTGCTGCGGCCGTCCGACGCGTGGGTCCCACCCCAGTGCGCCTGCGGGCGTCCGCTCGAGTGGCTCCGGTTCGCCCGCTCGGACGGCACCGAGTTCGAGCGGCTCGAGTGCGCCCGCCACCACGCCGGCGGCCACCCGCTCTACGGGGCGCGCCGGACAGTGCTCGTGGGCCGCGCTCGCCGGCCGGGAGAGCCGCTGGACGGTCCACCAGCCCGGCTCGTGCAGGAGCTGGCCGAGGCCCGATCGCTGCCTCCTCAGGACGAGCCAGACCCGGTGCGCGCGAAGCAGGAGGCCTACCGCCAGGCGGCCCGAGGCGCCCGCGAGCAGGAAGGTACGCAATGAGCGAATGGCTGGACGAGGCACGCCGTGAATTCTGGGCCATGAGGCTGCGCGACATCATGGAGCCGTCCTCGCCCCTTGCGTTCCCGCCGGGCGCGCCGTGGAACGAGGTGCGCTTGGGCTGGGTGGCGACTCTCCAGTGCGTCCTGGCGCTCGTGGAGCGCGACATCCGCAAAGACGAACGCCAGAACTGCATCACCATCCTGCGGCGCCTTGAGGACGAGGCCTACGCCGATCCCGATCTTCTCCCGTGGACGGCCGTGCGCAAGGCATGGCGAGCTCTGGAGTCCAGCCCTAGCGCCTCGGGCGACCCGCCGGACGTCTCCGCATGACCGCGACCCGCGCATCCCGCGCCTGCGCCTATCGGCGCGGCGCCGCCGAGTACGAGGCGGCCGTCCGCGTGCTCCGCGCCACCGGCTGGACGGTCTATCGCCTCTCACAGGCCCGCGCGTCACGCCAGACGCCCGGTCTCCCCGATCTCTGGGCGTTCCATCCGGTCCTCCGGCTCGAGCTCACGGTCGAGGTCAAGTCCGGCGCGGGCCGGCCCACGCCCGAACAGGAGGAGTTCGCCCAATTCCGCGCGCTCTGCCAGCGGGACCACGTGATCGGTGGCCGAGACGCCGTGCTGGACTATCTCGCGCGCCACGGTCTCGCGCGCCGCGTGTCGGGTCCCGCGGGTTGGGTGCTCATGCCGCCCCGCATCGTAGCGCCCAGGTCGTAGCCTACGCCCGATGGCCGCGCTGCCGCCCTCGTGGACCCAGTGGGTCGACATCGCTGCCAGCAGCGGTGCGCTCGCCGTCAACCTGGTCCTCGTGCTCGTCATGAGGCGTGCCGCTCAGGCGCTCTCCGCGATCCGAGCTGATCTCCGACAGGCGGTCGAGGCTGGCCTGGCGGCCCAGAAATCGTGGCGCCAAATCGCCGGCGAGATCCCGCCCGACAGCGTAAAACCGGCCCCAAAACCGCCTGTGACCGGGTGAGCCGCCGCGCTGCCGTGGTGCCTCTACCCCTGCGCTGTGACCGGTGTTTCCGCGAGCGGCGCTGCCCGTTTTGGGTAGGCGTCGCATTCCTCGAGGCCACGCGCGCCTGGACCCTGCCGGCCGACCTCATCGTGGGCACCGTGCGGTGTCGCTGCGGCCGCACGCTCTGCGTGACCTGGGGCCTGATCGAGCGAGCCCGACTGCGCCTCGCCAGCTGACGGCCCCTTGCGCCGGCGGCCGGCCGCCCCCTAAGTTCCACCGCAACAACTCGGCCCCGTTGGGCCCCTGGGCTCGCTGCATCGGCCCCCTGGACTCGTAAGACCGGTCCCCTGGCCCCGCATCGCCCCCCGATTTTCGCTCGGGAGGCGGTACGGGGCCAGCGTGTGAGGGGGACCAGCACAGCATGAGCTCTCAGGCTCCCGCCAACAACGGCCGACGCTTCCAGCCCGGGGCCCACCCCTGGAACACGGGCGGCAAGAAGGGCCGCAGCGGACGTCCCCCCTCGAAGGTGCGCGAGGCCTGCCGCCAGGCCTTCAGCGCGCGCATCCCCACCCTCAAGCGCATCGCCGACGATCCCCAGATCGGGCCAGCGGAGCGGCTCAAGGCCATCGACCTGCTCGGCAAGTACGGTCTCGGCACGACGACCACCGTCACCGACACCGAGGGCCGTGATCTACCGGTCGGCCGGCTCGCCCCCGATGAGGTCCGCGCGGAGGTGCGGCGGATCCTCGGGCTGGGGTGATCGTGCTGACGCTCGACGCCCTTCCCCCCACGACCGTCCGGCAGCTCGAGCGCGTCCTCCGTGGCGTGCCGGCCGGATTCGCGGCCTGGAACAGCCGCGTCTCGCCCCGCTGGCGCTGGGATTGGCCGCACCTCGCCTACGTCCAGCGGCAGATGGATCGCGTTACCGACGGCGAGATCGACCGGCTCATCCTGGCCATGCCGCCGCGTCACGGCAAGAGCGAGACCGTCACCGTCCGCTATCCGGTCTACCGGCTCGTCGAGTGGCCCGAGTTCCGGACGATCGTGGCCGCCTACAACGCGACGCTCGCGGCCAAGTTCTCGCGCAAGGCGCGCCGACTCGCCTGCCTCGCCGGCGTGTCGCTCAGCGAGGAGCGCACGGCCGTGGAGGATTGGGAGACCACGGCGGGCGGGGGCGTGCGCGCAGTCGGCGTGGGCGGCGGCGTCACCGGCCACGGAGCCGACCTCATCGTGATCGACGACCCGGTCAAGTCGCGCGAGGAGGCGGAGAGCCCGACCTACCGGGACCGTGTGTGGGACTGGTTCCGCGACGACCTGTACACGCGCCTGGAGCCCGGCGGTGCCATCGTGCTCATCCTCACGCGCTGGCATCAGGACGACCTCGCCGGCCGCATCCTCGAGCAGGAGCCCGATCGGTGGGAGGTGGTGCGTCTGCCGGCCCGCGCCGAGCCGGACGATCCGCTGGGCCGGCCCACGGGAGCCGCCCTGTGCCCGGACCGCTACGACGAGGAGGCCCTGGCCGCCATCGAGCAGGTGCTCGGGCCGTACAGCTGGTCGGCACTCTACCAGCAGGACCCGCATCCCCGCTCCGGCAATCTGTTCCCCCGCGATCGCGCGCTGATCGTCGACGCCGTCCCGGCGCACGCGCGGCACGTGCGCTACTGGGACAAGGCGGGCACCGCCGGTGGCGGGAACCGGACCGCCGGGGTCCGCATGGCCGTGGCCGACGGGGTGTACTACGTCGTCGATGTGGTGCTGGCACAGCTGGCCAGCGCCGAGCGGAACCGCCTGATGCGCCAGACCGCCGAGCTGGACGGGCCCAGTGTGCGTGGCTGGGTGGAGCAGGAGCCGGGTAGCGGCGGCAAAGAATCGGCCGAGGCGACCCTGCGCCTCCTCAGCGGCTTCCCCTATCGCGCTGAGACGGTGACCGGCGACAAGGTGACACGGGCGGACCCGTTCGCCGCCCAGTGGCAGGCCGGCAATGTCCGGATCGTCCGCGGTCCGTGGAACCGTGCCTACCTCGACGAGCTCGAGGCGTTCCCCGCCGGTAAGTACGACGACCAGGTGGACGCGTCGAGCGGCGCCTTCGCGAAGCTCGCCCTGGGCGGGCGCCTGAGGGTGTACTGATGGGCCTCTGGGCGCGTCTGCGTGCCGCGCTGGGGCGTGCCGCGCTCGGGCGTGCTGCCCCGTCCATCGCGGCCCAGGGCTGGACCATCGTCCGCGGGGATCAGCCCACACAGTATCAGGCCACCGGGCGCAGCGTCCGCATCCAGGGATGGGAGCGGCACCCGGTGGTGCACGCCTGCACCCGTGCGATCGTCGATCTGCTCTCGGCCGTCCCCCTCCAGGTCTACCGGCTCGACGCGGATGGAGACCCCGTGGTCGTCGGGCCGAAGGAGAGCGAGCTCGCCCGGCGGCTGCAGGCGCCGCGCGTCGCAATGACACAGCAGCGCCTGCTCGGATTGACGAGCAGTCACATCTTGCTGTACGGGAACGCCTTCTGGAAGCTCGAGCGTCCAGGCCAACGCGAGATGCGCCCGGGTGATGCGCTCGCGCCAGGCCCCCTGCCCGCGCCTGCCACGCGCTCGCTCCCCACGTCGCTCCGGCTCGTGCATCCGGAGCACATCCTCTACGCGTTCCTCGACGCCGATACGCTCGAGGTGCTCCAGTGGCAGTGGCGCGATCGGATCGGTCGCGTGCACTACGCCCGGGCCGAGGACATGGTGCACTTCCCCGACTTGAACGCCTCCGACTGGGTCTTCGGCTACCCCCGCGCCGCGACGGCGATCAACGCGATCGTCGGCGACAGCGAGGCGAGCCAGTACGTGCGCGAGGTCGTGACCAACGACGGGTCGCCGCCGATCGTGTTCCTGCTGGAGCAGCCGGCGGCCGACGGCGAGATCGAGGCCGCTCGGCAGCGCTGGCTCGAGCGTGTCGTCCATCGCGGCGGGCGGGGGACGCCGGAATTCCTCGGCGGCGTCCGCGACGTGAAGGCGGTGGGCTTCAATCTGCAGCAGCTCGAGTTCCCGGACCTCCGGCGCGTCGCGCGCGAGGACATCTGTGCCGCCTTCGGCGTCGATCCTCACATGATCGGGATCGCGTCGGCCCAGGGACGGAGCAGTACCCTCGCCGGGCAGCAGTATGAGGAGGCCCGATTCCGCCTCCTCCACCACACGGTCAAACCCCTGATGGCGCTCATCGAGGCGCAGCTCAACCTGTGGCTGAGCCCGGAGTACGGGGACGAGTACGTGCGCTTCGACCCGGACCGGCTCGAGGAGCTGAGCGACACCACCGAGCGGCGGAGCAAGCGGCTCGTGACGGAAGTCGCGGCCGGCATCCGGACGCTCGAGGAGGTGCGGCCGCTCCTGGGGCTGGAGAGCGATCCCGATCCGGAGCACACGCTCGCGGCGGCAGCAACGGTCACGTTCAGACCGGTGGCGGAACTTGCCACGCCGCCGCCTCCGCCGCTTCCGCCCTCCGGTCGGCCCGGTGGGAACGGGAAGCCCCATCCCGGGGCGATCGACCCGGCCCAACTGCATGAGCCCCCGGCCCCGGTCGACGGCCCCCAGCGGATGCTCCGCCGGGGCGTGCTGCTCACGCCGGATCAGCGCCGCCACCTCTGGCGGGCCGCCGATACTCGGGCCCAGGCCCAGGAGAGCAGCTACGAGCACGCTGCGCTCGCCGTGTTCGCTCAGGAGCGGATGGCGGTGGCCGCCCTACTGGCGGGTGGGCCTCGCCAGGCCCTGGAGGACTCCGCTCTACTCGCCGACGCGCTCGAGCGCCTGGGCCACAGCTACGGGCCGGAGCGCGAGTTCTGGCGGGGGTGGGTACAAGCGTTCCGCGCACTGGTCGAGTCGACGATGCGCCAGGCGGGCCGTGCTGTGGCTCCTGAGGTCCAGATCCCGGAGCAGGCCGTGTATCAGCGGGTGAACAAGCTGGCCGGAGACGTCACAGCGACCACCTACCGCCGGATCCAGGACATCGTGGCCGAGGGCCAGCGTGAGGGCTGGCCGATGCGCCAGATCGCAGACGCCATCGACCGGGAGGTGTTCGGGTCCGAAGCGCCGGCCCGTGCCCGCGTCATCGCGCGCACAGAGACGATCGGCGCGCAGAACGCCGGCGAGTTCGCCGCCGCCGCCGCCTCGGGTGTCATCGGCGAGAAGGAATGGCTCACCCAGGGCGACGACCGCGTGCGCGACACCCACGCTGCCCAGGACGGCCAGCGGGTGCCTCTGCACGAGCGCTTCGCGAACGGGCTGCTCTACCCCGGCGACCAGCACGGACCCGCCGAGGAGGTCGTCAACTGCCGGTGCACGCTCCTGTTCCACGAAGGCGGAGCGAGCGGAGCCCGTCAGGCCGTGCTCGAGGCGCTGAGAGGAGGGCGCTGAATGCCGTGGACCGAAGCGGACGTCGACCAGCACATGAAGGGCCTCTCGCCGCACCAGAAAAAGGTGTGGGTGGCAGCGGCCAACAGCGCGCTCGAGGAGTGCCAGCACAAGGGCGGGACGCAGTGCGATGCGCACGCGATCCGGGTCGCCAACGCCGCGGCCGGCCAGGTCAAGGCCTTGACCGCCGACTCTGCCCTGCTCCGCGTGGCGAAGCGGGACGACACCAGCCCCGCCGAGGGTGAGCGCAAGTACGGCGACGTGACGTTCGCCGACGAGAAGAACAAGAAGTACCCGATCGACACCGAGGAGCACGTCCGCGCAGCGCTCAGCTATTGGGGGAAACCGGAGAACCGGGCGAAATATTCGCCCGAGGACCAGAAGACGATCACCGCGCGGATCCACGCTGCAGCCCGGCGCTTCGGCATCGACGCGAGTGACGACGCTCGGAAGAAGCAGGCCCCGACCATCCCCCTGTGGCACCGCGCCTTCCACCCCGAGACAGTCACCGACCTGGCCGGCGACGGTGTCTGCGGCCGCGTGCGCGGGATCGCGCTCGTCTACGACGTGGTCGATGAGCACGGCACGACGTTTCAGCGCGGATGCTTGGAGAAGACCGCTGAGCGGGTCCGCGGCGGCAAGGTGAAGCTCTACTGGGATCACGGCGACAGCGCCCGGAGCGGCGCGTACGACACCGATCTCCACATCGGGATCGTCCGGTCGCTCGAGGACGTGCAGCTCCCGGACGGCACCTGGGCCGCCATGATCGAGGCCGACATCTTCGACACGCCCATGGGGCGCGAGAAGCACGCGTATCTCAAGACGGTGCTCCAGGCCGGCGGCGAGACCGGCCTGTCAATCGGGATGCGCGAGCACCCGCGCGGCTACCCGGTCCGGGGCCAGGACGGGCAGCCGGTGTTCAGGATCACCGAGGCCCATCTGCGTGAGATCAGCATCACCGCAGAGCCGAGCGTCCCGGGCACCCGAGTTCTGCACGTGCGTCACCGCGAGGCGGCACCCTCGGAGGCCGTCGCCCCGTCCGTTCCCACACCCCCAGCCGACGAGCGAGACGCCACACCCTCCGTGGCCGTGGATCGCGCTGCCGAGGCGCAGGGTCCCCGCATGGCCACGATGGAGGAACGCGTCGCGGCTGTGCGCCACTCCTACGCGTTGGAGGCGTACCACCATGCCACTGAAGCCCAAGGAGCGCGCCGGCGCTGAGCTCCGGCGCCAAGCCGAGCAGCTCCGTCAGGAACTGCTCGATCCGGCCAAGCAGTTCTCGGCCGATGAGGTGAAGCAGAAGACGGACGCCATCGCGGCCCTGCTGGCCCGCGCGGTGGCCGCTGAGGGGATCACGCCCGAGCACGAGATCCAGGAGCAGGGAGGCGACCTGCTCCTGCGACAGGCGGCGCCCGAGAACGCCGAGTCCGACGAGGAGCACGTCGCCTTCGAGCCGCGCTACCAGAAGCTCTGCAAGGACGTGGCCCGCGCGTTCGGCAGCACCAAGCGCTACATCGACGTCATGACGGGCCGGCGCCAGCCCACCACCCGCCAGGCCCACGTCATCCAGGACGTCCTGGCCCTGTCGCGCGCGGCGATCGTCGGGACCACGGGCGATACGACGGGCGGCGAGTTCCTCCTCCCCCTGCAGCAGGTGGCCGCGATCTTCCGCGTGGAGAACGTGCAGCAGGGCATCCTGCAGGCGGCGCGGCGGTACCCGGTCGCCGGCCGCACGCTCCGGATCCCCTACGTCAAGCAGACCGATCCGAACGTGGGCCGCCCCATGGCGGGCATCGCGGCCATCTCGATCATCGGCGAGGGCCAGCCCAAGGACGAGTACGAGAACGTCTTCGCGCAGCGGCTGCTCACCGTCTTCAAGTACGCCGCGATCACGAAGATGTCCGATGAGATCATCGAGGACGATCTCACGAACGAGCTCGTGCCGACCGCGATGAGCCAGATCGGCCAGGAAGTGCTGAACCAGATGAACTTCGACATGACCATCGCCGGCGGCGGGACCACGAACTCGGTGGGCGCACTCCACACGAGCGCCAACCCCGCGCTGATCAAGGTCACGCGGCAGACCGCGAACCAGATCACTGCGCAGGACGTGTTCACGATGCTGTCGCAGCACACGGCGGGTCCCAACAGCCGG